TTAAATAATAAAGGTAAATTATCTGAACTAGTTTATGTGCAGGGTCCTGCATTAAATAGTATAGATCGTAGTAAAATATTTTATCAACCATATTCATATGTTGTAAAAAGTGATGTTTCAATAGGGGAATGGGGTGCAACTGCATTTCAATTAATTCACCCTGCCGGTACTCAAGTTTTTGGCGAGATTGATATAAACAAGGAAATATCAGGTAACTCTGAGGCAACTGGCCTTACTAAGGTTTGGGATTATTTTGGACTTACTGCGGATACTACAAATTTTAATGCAAGTTTGACAACATATACAAATAGCAGGGTAACTAATTTGAGTGTTACTACAGATATGGTCTATACGTTGTTCGGTTATCTGTAATAAATAATAAAAGACACGGGATATTTTAATGACACAGATTGTTACAAGTAATTTTAGTATACAAAACGCTACCGATTTTGTAAGTAATTACGATAGTAATTACTATCTATTGATTGGCCGCCCACAGGCGTGGCCCTATGAGCCTACGCCTGTTACTCCTATTAATGTTATTAATCAAGATTATAACTATTGGGCAGATTCTATTGCTGCAAAACGAGTTGTTTTTTCAGACGTAAAACAAGTAATTAAACGATATGATTATTCGGTTGGTGTAGTTTATACTCAATATGACCATACACAAGCCAATATATTATCTACAAATTTCTATGTGTTAACTAGCCAAGAATATAACGTATATAAATGTATTTCTAATAATTTTGGAGCAGTATCAACGGTTAAACCTACAGGTAGGCCAACCGCAATATTTCAAACCGCGGATGGATACAGATGGAAATATATGTATTCGTTAACTGATGCAGATTTATTAAAATTTTTAACAACCGATTATATGGCAATTAATATAAATGATGATGTTGTTAACACTGCAATTCCTGGCACTATAGATAGTATTGTATTAATAAGAGCAGGAAACAGCTATTCAACTTCTGCAGCTGTTAAAATAACAGGTAATGGCACGGGCGCGCGTATTTCTAATATTGCTAAAAACGCCTCAAATAGTCTTGCATCAATTTCAATTGATCCGTCGCAGATAGGAACAAATTATAAATTTGCAAATGTTATTATATCTGATTCTATAGGATCAAATGCTGCTGCATATGCAGTGGTAAGCCCAAAATTAGGGCATGGGTCAGATCCTTTATATGAATTAGGTGCCAAATATGTCATGATAAATAATAGGTTAGATTATGCAGAAGGTGGTGGCGATTTTCCTGTTGTTAATGATTATAGGCAGCTTGCAGTTATACGAGATCCTATTTCTAGATCTTCTGGTAATATTGCAACAGAAGTAACATTGGATTCTACATATACCTTGAATTTAACAAATGTATCAGGCACATTTGCTTTAGACGAATTGGTAAAGGGTGACGGTACAGCTGCAAATGCATATGTTGTCAGTGCAAATGTGACCGGAACAAATGTTATTTTAAGATATATAACCCCAGAGAATTTATATTACGGAAACGTTAATTTCATTGCAGGTGAGATTTTACGGGGAAATACATCTTTAGCAACAGGCAATATTTCATCTATAATTGCTCCAGAAATTCAACATAACACCGGTAAGGTATTATATGTAGAGAACCGCAACAAAATAACTAGGCAAGCGGATCAGGCAGAGAATATTCACATAGTTATAGAATTTTAATTCTAGGATATAAAAAATGAGTGTAAATTTAACAACTTCTCCTTATTATGATGACTTTGATGTTACAAAGAATTTTTATAGAATTCTTTTTAAACCAGGCGTTCCTGTACAAGCAAGGGAATTGACACAACTTCAAACTATCCTGCAAAATCAAATTAAATCATTTGCAAATCACATTTTTGTGGATGGCACTAGAGCGTCAAAAGAAGATCCAAGTGCAATAACAATAACAAATGATAAACATAAAGCACTTAAACTAGCAGGATTAAACATTGCAAGTATAGACACATATTTGGGAAAGTATGTAACCGGCGCAGTGTCTAATACTTATGGAAAAGTTGAATTCGCATTTAATGTTGATATTCCCACAATAGGTGACCCTCACACTGTAGTTTTTAGACCATTAAAAGGAACCGGTGAATTTTTATCCGGAGAAACTTTATATTTTTATTCCGATATAGATTTGGCAGAAACAAAATCCAACATTTATGTTGGTACGGAAACATTAGCAGCCGACATTTTTATATCAACTACTGGAACAACGGATGAATATTCAGAAACAATTACGGGTATATCTGCCTCTGCTCCATTAAAAGTAGGGGACGAACTATATGCGGTTGAGGGGGTTACAACATCTCCGCTTTATGTGATTGAAGTTGTATCTGCAACTAGCGTAAGATTAAATGAAAATATTGAAACAACCGGAACTAACATTTCTTTACAATTTAAGAGAAAAGGTTCTAGTACTACCGGCGTATTGCATGCATCTGCAGGTATTTATTATAAAAATGGATTTTTTATAAATGTTGCAGAGCAATCAATAGTACCTCAAAAATATGCACCTTATCCCGATAAAAAATCAGTAATTTATAGATATGATGAATCTGCAGTAAATTATAACGATGATTCTAGTTTGTTAGATCCAGCTTTTGGGAGCTCAAACTATCTTGCTCCAGGTGCAGACAGATTAAAAATTACTTTAACGCTGGATACTGTAGATTTAGATACTTACCTCAAAGCAGATGTAACTGATAATTTTATTGAGCTTGCAAGATTTATTGACGGAAAAACTTTATTAAACTATTCAGCGGTTGATACAACATATTCTGCTCTTTCGGATAAACTTGCAGAAAGAACATATGATGAATCCGGTAACTATAGTATAGACCCCTTTAAATTAACTCCTGCCGGAACAACTACTTCAGGATTAAACAATAGATTTTTTGTTAGTAAAGGCAAGGCATATATCGGCGGATATCAGATCAAAACATCTGATAAAACTGAATTATTAGTGCCAAAGGCACGAGATTTTGAATCTCTCCCAGAGACGGACGTAGATTCATATTTTGGTAGATATACTTTAATAAATTCACCCACATTTGGTTTATATAATCCTGAACAATTTACAATAAAAGATTATTGGGAATGCCATAACACAACTAATAGAAATGCAATGTCTGCAAATACTAAAGTTGGTTATATTTCTCCTAAATTCATTAAATATCATTCCGGATCAGGATTTGAAGCTGTTTATAAATTTTATTGGTTTAACTATGAACATACCAGTTTAACATCAAATGTTGATTCAATTCGTTCAATTATTAGTGTCCAGAATAGTTATACTACACTTGGTGGTAACGGCGGAACATATGCGGCACCTCTTTTCTTTGCAAACATTGCAACAAATGCAGGCGCAGTAGTAGATAATAAAATTGTTTTTTACGAGTGGGAACGACCTAGTCGATATGTGTTCCCGGTTGGCAAATCATATGTAAAAGATGTCACTAATATAAACACCGTATATCAAAAATTATATTCAAATGTTTCTATGACCGGAGGAGTTGCTACAATTACAACATCTTCCCCTAACAAGTTTGTTGGAACTGCTGGCGCAACGCTATCTACTTATTTTTCACAGCAATATTATACTGTTGTGGTTAAAGAAAAAATAGATACTACCTCCGGAATTGGTAATTATTATAGTGGAGCGTTTGTAGATTCTACTAATCTATCATTTGATTTAGATGTGAATAAAACGAACATGACTATTACGTATGCTAATAGTCAAGTAATTGCAAAATTAGATATTATAGCAACATTACAAAATAACGAGGAAGTAATAAGAACAAAAACGTTGGTTCAAAATACTCCATTTCTTGCAAATATTAATTCTAGTGGGTGGGTTAATTTATTAAATTCTGATATAACAGCATTAAAGGCAGTATATAAATTTAATACTGCAGTATACCCTACAGATTGGGCGGGCAAATATGTTTCTGGCAACACATATACTACAGGAAAAATTGTTACAAATGATGATAAAGCATATCGTGCGCTTGCAACAACTAATCAAGGGGTAAGTAATACTGATTCATGGACAAGACTTACTCCCGAACCTTTACTATTATATAGTTTAGATGATGGCCAACGAGATTTTGTTTATGACTGGGGTAGAATAAAATATTTAGGACAAAATGCTGCAAATGTGGGATATGTTGTTGCTATTGTAGATTATTTTACGCATGGTGGAGGTACCGGCCCGTTTACAGTAAATTCTTATGCTAATACGTTATATTCTACTATTCCAACCTATAAATCTATAGAAGATGCTTCAACATTTAATTTACGAGATTGTTTAGATTTTAGACCAGCAAGAATTGCATATGATCCTAGTGTAGGTGACTCATATACAACAACGATTGTTTCTAGACCCGATCCATTTAACGTGCCAGGAACACAGGTTGATTTATCATATTATTTACCAAGAATAGATCGAGTATATGCGCAAACAACAGATGTGAATCCTAGACAGATTGGTAATAAATTTAGATTAGATATTGGAACCTCCGCAGTTTCTCCCAAAGCTCCAGCTGATAAATCTGATAGAACACAACAATTGATAGCAACTTTGATTTCTCCACCTTATACTGCCTCGGCAAGCGATGTTAAAGTAAGATATTCGGATTACTCAAGATATACTATGAAAAATATTGGTAGTATTGATTCTAGATTAACTGCCTTAGAAAAACGAGTAAAGCGTCAAGGGATTGACATTGCTGCATTAAATAATAAGGTATTTGATCGAGATGGAATTCAAGGCAATGTGCTATATACTACCGGTATTTTTGTTGAAGATTTTAGTAATCATTCTGCATCATTAACTACAAGTCCGGGGTTTACTGCAACAATTAATACCGTTAAAAAAGAATGCAGACCCGCCGTTTCTGCAGTTCAACATAAATTATTTTTTATATCCGATCCAGACGTTAGTTATAGAGATGATTTAATTACTATGCCATATGACGAACAAGTAATTACAGGACAAACTGTGCCTACCGGATTTACTCAAGTTAATCCTAGCGGAACTTTACAAAGTTCGGGAAGTTCTTCTATTTTCCCATTAGCTTTAGCTGCCGCTGGAGCGTATGCGTGGAGTTCATCGACATCAGCTGCAACAGCAGATTTGGCCGCAGGCTACATTGAAGGTGTTTTATCAGAACAAGCAGTAGGTGTAATTGGTTCAGATTTGGCAGCCTTAAGCGGCATTGGTGTGGAAACACTGTTAACAGATGCAGCAGTAGATTATGCAATAGAAGTTGCTGCGGCGGAAGGTCTGGCAATTGTTGCAGAAACTACATTATGGGAAAGTGTAATAGCAGTTGGTGCTGAAATATTTGCATTCTTTTTTAGTGATGTTCGGGTAAAAGAAAATATAAACAAAGTTGGCGAAATAGATGGTATAAATGTCTATACATTTAATTATGTGTGGGATAAGACGCATCAATATTCCGGAGCAATGGCAAATGAATTATTAAACACACAATATGCGGATGCTGTTAAAATTCATAAATCTGGGTATTATATGGTAGATTATGCAAAATATGAAACCTTAAGAAAAATTAAAGGAATTTAAAAAATGATACAACTTGACAATTTAGCTATACAAGGAATGTCTAATGGCACAATATCATTTTTTGGAAATGTTATGCAAGGACTTCAAACAACATATGGCACAAACTCTGATGGTTGGTTAAATGTTATTAACGATTTAGACGATATTATATATGCTGATCATTTGCGTTCAGTGGGATTAGATTCTACAGATACATCGTTATATCAGGCATATTCAATTGTTAATAACAGAACACACTTTTCCGACAGATCAAATGTAGACTATATAAATGTTGGGGGAAATGTTAGTACGTCCAGCGGAGTAATTGTTCCTCATTATAATGTTATGTTGCCATCAAAATCTTTTAATGGAAATGTTACTGCAAATGCAATTGGTTTGCAAAATTTTATAGCAAATACATTGGGCAATAATAACACATATATTTCGGCAAATGTAGTTTCTTCTAAACAATATTCTATTGATAATGGATTTGTATCCGACTATTCTTCAATAGATTCAACAAGTTTTGATACTTCCGGCATTACAAATCAATTACAAAGTATTGCTGAAGGAAGATTAGCTGTATTTAAAACAATATTAGCAAATAATAGATTTATAGACTAAGGGTCAACAAAATGAGTGCTTTAAGTAGTTTTACACCAGGCGGTGTTGCAGGCGTTTATAATTTTACAATTAACGGTGCGCCACCGTATACCGAATTACAAACATTTATTAATGGGATTGATTATAGCCCATTAGTTGCACCTGATTCAACAGGGCTAGTGCAAGATGGTTTAGTAACTGATAGAACAGGCCATGCATCTGGTAAAATAACAATTATAAGAACGTATGGCGGATTGGGTGTGGGTGGATCGCTGGATGTGTCTTTTTATGATCCAACAACACAAACAACCGTAACAAGATTTACTATTGCAGGTACTAGTTCTGCTCCAGATACTTCCGTAGATAGTACTAGAAGCAGTTCAACCATATCATCAATTAAATCATCGGCAACGGAAACAGATGTTGCCGATGCTGCAAAATTGGGAGGAGTAACAACGTTATTAACACCATTTACTCAGACATTTTTTGTTGATGGCACAAAATATCCAAAAGGGTTATTTTTATCGTCAGTTGAATTATGGTTTGCAACAAAAGACGATGTCGCACCGGTAGCAATTCAATTAAGAAAAGTTATAGGAGGTGTTCCATCATCAAATGAAGTTATACCTGGTTCGGTTTGTGTAGTTAATGCAGCAAATGTAAATGTTCCTGCGAATGCGATACTAACAACAGCATTAACAAGTGCATCTACATACACAAGATTTCCTATACTAAGTAAATTGCCGCCTGGAGAATACGGAGTTTCTATTCTAACAGATTCAAAAAATTATTCTATATATTCTTCCGTTTTTGGCCAACCTGGCCCAGGTGGTTCCGGTATTGCACAAAAAGAACCATACATTGGAAAATTATTTAAATCCCAAAACACAAATACCTGGTTAGAAGAATCAAATAAATCATTGTGTTTTGCTGTAAATAAGGCGCAATTCTATAAAGGTACTGCATTTTTTGAGTTGCAAACAGAAGCAATTCCTTCCACACTATATGACTCAGTATTTTTAGATTCAGCAACAACAGGCGAAGGCGAAATAAGTGGTATTGCATATACTATTAATACTGTAAATGAATTTTCTGCCCCAGGCAATTTGGCTGGCGCAGTAGGATTAAATCCTAATCAATCTACATCATTAGATAGACGAAAAAAAGCAGTTGCAACAGGAGATATGAAAATAGGCGTAACATTTACAAATGATTCGTTAGATGTATCTCCTGTATTAGATAAATCTAGATTATCATTATATACATTTGCTAATGAAATTGATCCGTATGAGGTTGATACTCGCAATGCTGAATTATTACCTTCTAACGGCATTGCGCATAGCCGATATATTAGTAAAGTAGTTACACTTGCATCTGGATTTGATTCAACTGGATTGGAAGTAAAAATAGATGTTAATAGAAAAATTGGTACTGATATAGATGTTTTCTGCAGAGTAATGAGTTCCACTGATATTAATACCAATAATAGTATAGATAATTTACCATGGAAGCGAATGCCCTTATACAATAAAGACGCGACCGTAACTGCTCCCGATAGTATAGAGGGAAAGAAAACATATGCAGGAAGTTCAGACACTTTTTCTACAGAAATTTATAAAATTTTAGAAACAGATTCGCAAGCAACAACTGGATTTGACAATCTATATTATACCGCGTTGGTAGGAGACACATTAACAACATTTAAAGATTTTAATAAATTTCAAGTTAAAGTTGTTTTCTATTCGTTTGATTCAACAATAGTACCAAAAATTAAAAATTTAATAGCAACGGCGGTAATTTAAAATGTTTGTAAAACTCGAAGGTGAAGATAGATTTATAAAGAATGTTCGAAATCGAGCATTATTGAATACTGACGTTGTTGGATTAAAAGATTATAAAAATAAAAAAGAACTAGCCCGTCAGGTAAATGACATCTCAGGTGAAATAAATAATATGAAGTCAGAGATGTCTGATATAAAATCTCTTTTGCAACAATTAGTAAAACAGAATTTGGAAAAGTAAATGCCATCATATTCAATCAGTAATGTTAATGTAGGAACGTATCCTAACGATAGCCAAGGCGATCCGTTACGCACCGCATTTATAAAAATAAATCAAAGTTTGTCAAACGTATATGCTTACGCAAATTTAGCATACTATAATGGGTTAGGTGGAAATGCCGGTGGAAATGGCGGCGGAAATGTAACCATAACAAATGTAACAAATTTTTACGGTGGCGGGTTTGAAGGATGGGGTAATATTACAACAAGTAATTTGACCATATTAACCGGTAAGTTAGCAAATATTCAACCTACAAATTTAAGTGCTCTTGCAAATGCATTGGCAAACGTACAACCAGTTAATTTAAATGCATTAAACAATGCGCTTGCAACTGTTAACGTAACATCATTAACTAATTTTACAAACGTAATTAATACTTTAACTGCTAACGCTAGTTCTTCTAATACTAAAGTGGCGTTGGTATCAAATCTTTCAGCTAATGGAACTTCAAACGGCCAAGCAGTTTATAATACTACAAATGGCGGACTTTATATTTGGAGCGGTAATGCTTGGATAAGTCCAGGCGCAGCATTTACTCCTACTGCTAATTCTATTAGCGGAGTTGAAATATTTACATATTTTGCATTACCTGGCGGCCCAGGTGATGGTAGAGACTTTGATGGTAGACAAGGATTTTATAATAGTAATCTATACATTAGAACAAGCGGATCATGGTCATCCTACAATAGTTTTATCACTGGTTCAGGCACTCCTGTTTTATCAGCAGGAATTATTACAGCAACAGAATTAGCAGCAGGATCTGTTATTGCAGGCAAAATTGGTGCACTTGCAATTAGTGCCGCTGAAATCCAAGCAAATGCAATTACAGCAAATAAGATTGCAGCCAATTCAATTATTGCCGGTAAAATTGATGCAGGGGTTATAACAGCTGCTGAAATTGCTGCAGGTGCAATCACCGCAACTGCTATTGCTGCAAACGCAATTACAACTTTAAAAATTGAAGCAAACGCAATTATCGCTAATCTAATTGCCGCTAATGCAATTACCGCAGTTCAAATTGCAGCAAATGCAGTATATGCAAACGCAATTCAATCTAATTCAATTGAAACTAGAATGTTGCGCGCAAATATTATTACAGCAATTCAAATAGCTGCAAATTCTATTTATGCTGGCGCATTAATGGCAAATGTTATTACTGCAAATGAAATTGCGGCGAACGCAATTACGTCTGTAGAACTTGCTGCTAATGCGGTATATGCAGGCGCAATTCAAGCAGGCGCAGTTACCGCTAATACAATTGCTGCAAATTCTATTACTGGCGTACAAGTTGCTGCAAATGCAATTACGGCTGCTATGATTGATTCAAGAGGATTGACAATCAGAGATTTAAATGGTAACATATTATTTGCGGCTGGTTTAGGAATAGGATTCTTAAATAATGTTTCTTTATCAGGAAATACACAAGTTCAAGTTGGCACTAGCAATGTAGCATTAGCTACTCTTGCAGCAAATGCTACACCTAAATGGTTAGATTTAAAAAATAATGCTCCAGGATTTGGAGTAGATACTGCAGGAAATCCAACAAATCAATCTAACATATTATTAACTGCTAATATCTATGGTATGACTGGCACTGCAACTTTTACAGTCACATCAGGTACAGCAACTTTAACAGCTACATCTGATCCAAACGCAAAACGATTGTTCTTTACAAATATGTTAACAGACACGGTTGCAATTACTGCAACACTTGTTGATTCTGGAACAACATATACCGATTTAGTTAGTTTATATAAAACATACCAGTCAAATGGTGCACCGGTAATGTACTTAACCGATGAGAATAGAACATTAGTTGCAGATTCAGCCGGCACAGTATCTTCATTTTCCGGAGTATCCACACAAGCAGTAATATATGAAGGATTAAATGATACTAGTACAACGTGGACGTATACAACTGCAGTAGTAGGATGTACTGTTACAGGTACAAATACAAGAAATATTTCTGTAACAGCAATGTCTGCAGATACTGCAACAGTTACATTTACAGCAACTAAATCCGGATATCCTAATCAAACAAGAGTATATAAGCTATCCAAAGCAAAAGCTGGTACTGCAGGAACTAATGGTACTAACGGAACCAACGGAACAAATGGTTCTCGTGGCAGTGTTCAAATTCCATATGGCGTTGCAGGATTGGGTGCATGGAATGATGGGTATGCAGATGCAGCTATTTCATCTGCAGGATTAACAAAAGTTACACGCGATCAAGTTACTTTATATAATTCTTCAAGTCCATCTTCATTCTCAGAATCAAGATTTTGGACAGGCAGCGCTTGGTCTTCAATCGCTGCTTATATTAATGGCGGATTACTTGTGAATGGCACAATATCTGCAACTGCATTGGTTGCAGATTCCATTACATCTGATAAAATTGCAGCAGGCGCTATTACTGCCTCAGAGATATCAGCCGGGGCAGTAACTGTAGATAAATTAAAACAAAGTACTGCGTCTTTGGCCTCAGGATATCAATTCTCATTAGGTTACGGTGGAATTCCTGTTAATTCAACACAAGCTAATGCAATTGTTGTAGCTTCAAGTTCTGCATTTCCGGTGTTTGCAGGATTGTTTGAATCTAAAAGCGGTTCCCCTGCATTGGTATGCGCGACACCTGTTGTTTCTGCATCGTACGGAAGAGATGCAAGTTATGGAGTAGAAGGATGGGAATGTGAACCATTTATTGCAGTAAGGGGTAGAGATTCTAATTATACGCAACAATGGAATCAATCAGCTCTTCTGGCACATGGAAGATTTTCTGCAGGCTTTACTAACTATTCTCGTATTAATGCATTAACATCATATACAGGTGGGGTCTGGGCAGGCAAACATCCACCTGACCATAGTGTTACATTTGGATTAGATGCCAATTATACTAATACCGCATCTACACAAACAACAATAGGCGGAGCACTTAATGGATACAGTAGAAGCACTGCAGCATACTCAAAGAGCGGCGGTGATCCTAAAGTTGTATTATCAGTACTTTTAAATTATTTACAAGGAACGGGCACTGCCGGTACTGGTGATAGTAATTTTGCAGGGCAGTTCCAATGTCTTGCGTTAAATTCTGCAGTCTGGCCAAGTAATACTCCTCCAACTACAGCTTCTGTTAGATTTGCTCAAGATGATTCATATGGAGGAACAGCAGCGGGTAAGGCTATTTGGGTAAATAAAGGCATAACTGTATTTGATGCAGGTGCAGGTGCTGTATATACAAACGGACAAACTGCAAACTTTACAGGCGCACACGGAAGTTTATATAATAAAGATGAAGTAATAGAACCCGGCGATATTGTTATAGATACTCCTACTATGATACACGGAGATATTAATAATGCATTATCAATTGTTACAAAATCTACAACAACGATGCAAAAAGCTGTTCTTGGTATATATGTGGGCGAAGATACCGGGTTTATACCTTTTGAAATTAGCGAAATTGTGACTAAAGAACATATAATAGATCATAATAATCCTTCAGTTACAGAACAACTACCTGTTAGATCTAAAGTAAAAGCAGAATATGAGGAGCTTTATAATAATAGTAAAGTGTGTTTAATTAATGCGTTAGGCGAAGGATTAATTAATGTTTGCGGAGAAAACGGAAATATTGAAATTGGCGATTACATTGTAACATCTTCAATACCAGGTAAAGGTATGAAACAAAGCGATGATTTAATGCGCAATTATACTGTAGCAAAATCTAGAGAAAATGTTACATTCTCATCTCCAACAGAAGTTAAGATGATTGCTTGTACTTACCACTGCGGATAACAAATGGCAACAACCAAAAATTTAGTAATAGATCAAGGTAGTACGTTTACTGCCAATGTCCAATTTTTGGACAACAGTAAAAATCCTATTTCTCTAACAGGATACGATGTTAAAAGCCAAATGCGTAGATCGTATTCTAGCGCAAATGCTACAACATTTACTGCAAATATTACTAACACCTCAACAGGTAACGTATCAATATCGTTAACCTCCGGACAAACTGCAAACTTAATTGCGGGTAGATACATATATGATATAGAAGCAAATGTGGCTGCTACTGTTGTAAGAATAGTAGAAGGCATTGTAACAGTTAACCCAGGAGCAACTCGATAATGGCTAGCATAACATCCAGAGAACAATTAAAAGATTATTGTTTGCGCCAATTGGGAGCCCCTGTAATTGAGATAAACGTTGATGACGATCAAGTTGAAGATCGCATTGATGATTCATTTCAATTCTATCGTGAGTATCACTTTGATGCTGTAGAAAAAGTTTATCTAAAGCATGAGATGACTGCTAACAATATTTCAGCTCAATATGTAGAGTTGCCCGACGCAATTGTGGGAGTTGAACGAATATTCCCCTTTATGAATAAGTCTACTGGAAGTGACATATTCGATATTAAATATCAGATCTTAATTAATGATCTATACACTTTAATGTCAACAGATTTAATTTATTATACAGCAGTAAGACAACAATTGGAATTAATTAATCAAATACTTGTGGGACAAAAACCCATAAGGTTTAATAGACACATGAATAGGTTAATGATTGATATGGACTGGAGTGCAGATGTTACCCAGGGTACATATATTATTGTAGAATGTTGGAGGATATTAAATCCAGATGAATTCACAAATGTTTATAACGATATGTTCTTAAAACGATATGCTACTGCTCAAATTAAAAAACAATGGGGTAACAATTTAAAGAAGTTTGCAGGTGTACAACTTCCTGGAGGAGTAACACTAAACGGTGAAATTATATATCAGGAAGCAATAGAAGAAATACGACAAATTGAAACAGAGATTCAATCAAGATTTGAATTACCTGTAGATATGTTTGTTGGATGATACTTATCACTGAGCCTCATAGCATATACTAACATCGTGTCAATAGATTGTCAATAGAAACATAATATAAAATGGCAACCGTAAATCCATATTTTCACTCCGGCATTCCAATGGGACGCGGTTCGGAGCAGAACCTGTACGAAGACTTAATTATAGAGTGCTTGAAGATTTATGGGTTTGAACTGTACTATCTACCACGTAAAGCGTATAATGAAGATCGTATTTTGGGCGAAGATCCGTTAAACAATTACGAACATGCGTATCCAATTGAGATGTATTTGGAAAGCAATACTGGGTTTGAAGGCCAAGGCGAGTTCTTATCTAAGTTTGGTGTCGAAACGGTTGAGAATGCTAATTTTGTAGTCTCAAGAAAACGTTGGTTGGAAATTGCCGGCAATACCGGTAATACTGTTTTGGCCAGACCTGCTGAGGGCGATATCTTATTCTTCCCATTAACAAAATCATATTTTGAAATACGCAAAGTAGAAGGCGATAAACCGTTCTATCAGGTTGGTAAACTCTATGTTTACAGATTAACTTGCGAATTAATGCAGTTCTCAAGCGAAGTTATTAATACTGGTAATCCTGAAATTGATACTTATCCAGACGGAATAAATGAAGACATTCGCAACTTTAAGATATTACAAGAAGATGGCGATGAGATATTGCTTGAATACAATAGCGAATCTCCGCTTGTCAACGAATCATATTCCACAATACACGCCGATGATGGCGGCGCAAGAAACGAAGATTTTGATACTAACATTACAGACATTTTAGATTTTAGCGAACGAAATCCATTCGGAGAGGCATTTAAATAATGTTAGATCAAAGATTTTATTGGGGAACCATTCGTAAATCAATTATTGCTTTTGGAAATATGTTCAACAATATTAACGTTGAACGCAGAGATGCTGACGGCAATGTAATACAAATTTTAAAAGTGCCGCTATCGTATGCAGGTAAAGCAAAGGCATTAGCAAGAATTCAGCAACGCCCAAATGTTGACGACAGAAATGTTCAAATTATTGTGCCAAGAATGGCGTTTGAAATGTCTACTTTAACATACGACTATAATCGTAAAATAAGTCCGGTACAACAAAACAGATCAGTAAATTCTTCAACATCTACATTAGATGCGCAATATGCACCAACTCCGTATAATATCAACGTACAGTTGTATATATACGTTAAGAATCAAGATGATGGTCTACAAATTGTAGAACAAATTTTACCTTATTTCAATCCCGATTATAATTTAACTATGAAAGCAATTCCGCAGTTAAATATTAAAAATGATCTACCTATTATATTAGATACGGTTTCGTTTGAGGATAATTATGAGGGGGAGTTTGACGATAGAAGAACTATAATCTGGACATTATCCTTTACTATGAAACTTAATTTTTATGGACCTGTTAATAAACAAGGCATTATTAAAAAGGTTGTTACAACTACTTATAATAACGCAGATCTCACACAACGACAAGTTAAAGTAACCGTTGAACCTAATCCATTAACTGCTAAACCTGGTGATGATATTGGATTTACAGATACCTTTGAAGATTTTTAATGAAAAAAATTCCTGAATTAGATACATTGTTCGATTTAACCTCTGCAGAGCCAGAACACATGGCCGCGGTTCCCTCGATTGTAAACGATAATCAACGAAAAAACATGGACCAGGAAGATGATTATTTGTTAGCCAGAAACACACTAAGAAATCTTATACATAAAAGTGAAGATACATTGGATCAAATGATTGAGCTAGCAAAAAATTCTGAGCATCCTCGAACATATGAAGTTGCTGGCCAATTAATTAAGACCGTTTCTGATGTAGCAAAAGATTTAATGGACCTTCAAAAGAAGGTTAAAGATTTGAAAAAAGATGAACCGGATAATATTAAAAATATTACAAATAATAATGTAGTGTTTGCAGGATCTACTTCAGAGTTAATGAAGTTGCTTGGTAAAAAAGACGACGGCAAAACAATTGAGCAATAAACAAATATCATATAACGGCAACCCCAATCTTAAACCAATTGGTACCGTAGAATCATACTCCGCTGAGCAAGTTAAAGAGCTTATGAAGTGTATGGGTGACCCTATCTATTTCATAGAAAACTATTGTAAGATTGTTTCGTTAGATCGAGGTCTAATTGATTTCAAACTTTACGATTGCCAAAAAGAAAAAGTAGACGTTATATTAAATAATCGTAAAGTTATTTTGATGGAAGGTCGACAACAGGGCAAGACCATTACGGCAGCAGCATGTATTCTATGGTACACATTATTTCAGGAAAACAAAACCGTTGCTATTCTTGCAAATAAATCATCTGCCGCGCGCGAGGTTCTTTCTAGATACGAACTAATGTATGAGATGCTTCCTATGTGGATGCAACAGGGTGTTAAAACATTTAACAAGGGTGATATTGAACTTGAGAATGGTTCTAAAGTATTTACTGCAGCAACAAGCTCATCCGGTATTCGTGGTAAATCTGTAAACTGGTTGTATATTGATGAGGCCGCTATTATTCCAAATAATGTTGCTGAAGATTTCTTCACATCTGTTTATCCAACAATTTCTGCGGGTAACACCACAAAGATTCTTCTTACTTCAACTCCACTTGGATATAATCATTTCTGGAAATTTTGGAATGAGGCCGAACAAGGATTAAACGGATTCACTCCGTTGTTTATTCCTTATAGTAGAATCCCGGGCAGAGATGAGAAATGGGCCAATGAACAAAAATCAATGTTGGGCGAATTAAAGTTCAATCAGGAAGTTTTATGTAGATTCCTAGGTTCTTCCAATACATTAATTAACCCCGACACTATTGGCAGAATGTCTACAAAACAGTTTGTCTATACTAAGGATGGTTTGGATGTTCTTCAAGAACCAGAAGAAGATCGCGTATATATGCTTGTGGCAGATACTTCTCGCGGAGTCGGCGGAGATTACTCAGCGTTTGCGGTGATGGATATTACATCTTATCCATTTACGGTAGTTGCTAAGTATCGAAGCAATAGAATAAGTCCGTTGTTATTTCCCAACATTATAGAAAAAATAGCTAAAGATTACCACAAGGCATACTGTTTGATAGAGATCAACGACAACGGCCAACAAGTAGCAGATTCATTGTATACCGATCTAGAATATGAAAATGTATTCTTTGTGGGAAGTAGCAGCAAATCTGGTCAATATTTGTCGGGTGGATTCACTCCTGGGGCAACACTGGGTGTTAGAACCACAAAACAGGTAAAACGGCTAGGATGCACAACATTCAAGAGTTTGGTAGAAGGAACAAAACTTCTAATACACGACCCTGAAATTATTGAGGAAATATCCACATTCATTGAAGTTCGAGGAACACACAAAGCGGATGAGGGTTACCATGACGATTTGGTAATGTGTTTGGTGTTATTCTCATGGGCAACAAACGAGCCGTTCTTTAAAGATCTAACAGATTCAAATCTGAGAAAAGCATTGTATGAAGAACAATTTAAACAAATCGAGGAGAATCTAACTCCTTTTGGTATAATTAATGATGGGATTCCTCAAAAGGAGGAGCCGGTAGTGATGGGTGACGATCTATGGTTTTCAGCAGATCCAGCAAAAGAAATGGAAAAACTTAAAACTAAATGGATGGAAAATGTCTAAAAACTTATACTTATAAATAAATAGTAATCAAAATAGTTATTAAACTATGTAAATCTTTAAGGAGAATAAGATGGCATTTCAGCTTTCACCTGGCGTACTAGTACAAGAAAAGGATTTAACTGCAATAGTCCCTTCTGTTGCTACTTCTGCCGGCGCATTCGCTGGCGCCTTCCAATGGGGACCTGTTGGGCAAGTTACCACTGTTGATTCCGAAAATAATTTAGTAAAATATTTCGGAGGACCTACTGACGCTAATTTTACATCATTTTTTACTGCAGCAAATTTCTTAGCATATGGTAATAATTTAAAACTAGTTCGTGTTGTGAACGAAAGCGTCGCTAAAAACGCAATTGCAAACGCAAGTGCAAACGCAATTGTAATTAAAAATTATGACGATTTTATCAGTACTAGAGCAAGCGGCGGATATGGGTTAGGCGAATTCGCTGCTAAATACCCTGGCGCGTTAGGCAACTCATTAAAAGTTGCTATGGTTGACGGAAACACGTGGGGAGCCTATAATGGGTTTTCCGGAAACGCATGGCCATATCAAGCAGAATTTAACGGTACTCCTAGTACTTCTGTTTATGCTAATACGTTATCAGGTAGTAATGACGAATTGCACGTTATTGTTATTGATGAAGACGGTGCATGGACCGGTGTTAGAAATACTGTGTTAGAAAAATATCCGTATGTCTCAAAAGCATCGGATGCAAAGAACACCGATGGTTCTTCAAATTATTACAAAGATGTAATTAATAATCAATCTGAATATGTTTGGTCTATAGATCATCCTTCTACTGGTACAAACTGGGGAACAACAACTGCAAGCAAAGCATTTGCGAATTTAAACGCAAACTTACACGTTTCATTATCAAAAGGTATCTCTGACGATGCAAATGTTGCGTCAGGTAACGTAATCGCAGGATTTAATTTATTCTCAAATGACGAATTATATGACGTAAGTTTATTGCCGTTAGGTCCATGGAGCAATGTTGCAGCAGTTGTTAGTGCAGCAGTTTCTATTGCAGAAGACAGAAAAGATTGTGTGGTATTCTTATCACCTAGCTTAGAGTCAGTTGTTAATGTAACTCCTGCATCTCAAGCATCTAATGTTGTGGCATGGAGAAATGCATCTGCAACATCCGGCGGCGTAAATTCAAGTTATGCTGTTATGGATTCAGGTTGGAAATATCAGTATGATCGTTACAACGACAAATATCGTTGGATTCCATTGAATGGTGATATTGCTGGTATTTGTGCAAGAACAGACGATGTTTCTGAGCCATGGTTTAGCCCAGGTGGTTTCAATCGTGGACAAATTAGAAATGTTGTTAAATTAGCATTTAACCCGTCTAAAACAGATAGAGATACTTTATACAAAGCAGGTATTAATCCTGTTGTAGCATTCCCCGGACAAGGAACAGTCTTGTTTGGAGATAAAACAATGTTAGCAAAACCTAGCGCGTTTGATAGAATCAATGTTCGCAGATTGTTTATTGTTTTAGAAAAAGCTATTGCAACTGCATCAAAATTCCAATTATTTGAATTTAACGATCCATTTACCAGAGCACAATTTAGAAATCTAGTAGAACCATTTTTACGAGATGTTCAAGGTCGTCGCGGTATTTCAGACTTTAAAGTTATTTGTGACGAAACAAACAACACTGGTGATGTAATAGATAGAAATGAATTCAGAGCTGACATTTTTGTTAAACCTGCTCGTTCTATTAATTTTATATCTCTAACGTTTGTTGCTGCAAGATCAGGAATTTCTTTTGAAGAAATTGGCGCTTAATAAGGAGAAAATAAATGGCAACGACATTCGATATTAATCAGTTTAGAACCAGACTAAAGAATGGTGGCGCCCGCCCCAATCAGTTTGAAGTTCAGTTCACATTTCCTCCTGCAATCGCCGCATTGAACGCAGCATATGCAAGATCAAGTAGTTTTTTAGTTACTGTTGCTGAATTACCAGGGCAAACAATTGGCATTACCCCTGTATATTACAGAGGCCGTGAAATTAAATTGGCCGGTGATAAAGTATTCGCACCGTTTACCTGTACTATTCTTAATGATACAGATTTTACATTAAGAGATGGGTTAGAGCAATGGATGAACGCTATAGAAAGCAACTCACTAAAAACAGGTGTTTCTGATCCATCTCAATATCAAGCAACTTTAACTGTTAATCAGTTGGATAGATCTGGTAATATTTTAAGAAGATATCGTATGATTGGATCATTCCCAACAGACATATCTCCTGTGGGATTAGATTTTTCCGCAAACGATCAACTATCGACATTTGGCGTAACATTCCAATACCAACATTTTGACGTGTTAAGCCCTCAGTCGGTAATCATATAATATTTTTGGAATTTAAATAATGGCAATAAATTTGTTTGGGTACACTATTACCCGAGGTGACGATGTGAGCAAGTTGGCACGAACACAATCGTTCGTGCCACCTACTACTGATGATGGCACAGCAACAGTTCAGGGCGGCGGCTATTTTGGCACCTATCTTGAAATGGATGCTACTGCAAAATCTGAATCAGAATTGATTACACGATATCGCGAAGCATCTATGTATGCTGATTGTTCTACCGCAATTGATGAAATTGTAACAGAAGCAATCGCGGCAGTGGATGACGAAGCGGCAGTACAACTTAATGTAGATGCTCTTGATTTGCCTGATAATATTAAAAAGGCAATGCAAGATCAATTTAATACTATTGTTAGATTGCTTGGATTTAATATCAAAGGATTTGACATTTTTCGTAGATGGTATGTTGATGGTAGAATTTATTATCAAAAGATTATTGATGAAAAGAATCCAAAACGTGGTATTATTGAGTTAAGACAGATTGATCCTCGTAAAATTCGCAAAGTTCGCGAAATTAAAAAGGATAAAGATCAAAAGTCAGGTGTAGATTTAATTAAATCAATTGAAGAATTTTTCATCTATAATGAAAAAGGTATTAATTATCAACCAAATTATTCTACAGCCACTACTGGTGCAAATCAGGGAATTAAAATTTCATTAGATTCAATTAGTTATATTCCTTCGGGGCTAAATGATTCTGAGAAGAATGTGGTACTGAGTTATTTGCACAAGGCAATTAAACCAGTTAACCAGTTAAAGATGATGGAAGATGCTTTGGTCATTTATAGATTGGCTAGAGCACCTGAAAGAAGAATATTTTATATTGACGTTGGCAATTTGCCAAAGTTAAAAGCTGAACAATATCTAAAAGATATTATGGCTCGGTATCGTAATAAGATTGTTTATGATTCTGCCACAGGTGAAATCAGAGATGATCGTAAATTTATGTCAATGCTTGAAGACTTTTGGTTGCCTCGTAGAGAGGGTGGCCGTGGTACTGAAATTACCACATTGCCAGGCGGCGAAAACCTAGGTCAGATTGATGATATTAATTATTTTCAGAATAAATTATATCAGGCATTGAATGTTCC